CTGATTGAAGTGAAGTCAGGCGCGCACACGTGGGCGCTTAAACTCGACGAGCGCCTCGAGGACTTCGTTCTTAGGTGTCGCTCACGCGACTGCTCAGTGAGAAGCTTGTCGGAGGCTTTAGGCGTTCCTCCGTCGACGATTCAAGGATGGACAGACAACGCTCGTCGACGTCGCAGCGAAGTCGCTTAAGGCGTTGTCTAAAAAGACACTTTCGCGCTCTTTGCGGAGTTTTTTGTGCGGCTGCTCGAACGGGTTAACCAGTTCGTTTTAACCGTCACTAGGCGTCTCTAGGCGTCACGCGCCGTCACGAACCGTCAGGAACCGTCAAAACGCCTGCATTGACCCGGTTTCCTCGAGACGGTACAACCGGCCGTGACGATGGCAGACCTCGCCTCTCCGCACATCGGGGGCGCCGCCAACGAGGCGGTAGGGCGCGGCGCTTGCGTCGTCAGACGCGCCGATGCGGCGGGCGCGTCGTGGCTCGATTCCGGCGACCTCGGCGCGCTTGGCCGCATCCTCGCATGAGCACCAAAACGGTCAACCCCGGCCGTTGGCTCGCTTTTGACGCGGAGCTCGAGCTCGTCGACGTCGACGGTTTCGTGCCGCTTGTCGTCGACCGTGAGAGCGGCGAATCAGTCACTTTGGCTGGCCTGCTCTTGTCGTTCGTCGAGGACCTTGCCGACAGCTACGTCGGCCGCGTTCGTATCAGCATCGAAGCGCTTTAAGGGGGAAGGCATGGCAGGCGTTGAGTCGCTCGAGGGCTACGCGCACGAGCGCAAGCGAGCCGAGGTGCTACGCCGGGCCGCGACTGCGACGCGCGAGCGAGCCCGCAACCTGCAGCGCGCGAGGGGCAGCCGCACCGCGTCGCGCGACCGCGACTACCTCACGCGCGAGGAAGTGGCCGACCGAGCTCGCGTCAGCCTCCGGACCGTCGAGCGCGCGCTCGCCTCGAACGAGCTCGAGCACTACGGCGGCAACGGCTACCGCGTGCAGGTCACTCCGGAGCAATGCGACCGGTGGATCGAGCAGCGCGGCCGGTCGGCCGCGTAAAGGACGAGCGCCGAACAGCCGGCCGTCGTCACGGAGTCCAGCCCCGCGGAAGCGACTACGATGAGCAACCCGTCATCGACTCATCGGAGGTCCAGCGTGTCCGTAACCACGCTCACTCCCGGTGCCCGGATCGCCGACGGCGTCCGTGTGCACCCGAACGGCAAGAGCCTCGAGGTCCGCGTCCGGCCGTACAAGCCCGTCGCCGGCTTCCCGCTCCACGACCCCGACAGGGCGGTCGACTACGCAATCGCTCTCCGCAAGCGGCGCGCCGCCGGCGACCTCACGCCGCCCGGCCCGGTCGAGGTCGAGGTCGGCGACCGCACGCTCGCCGACGCGACCCGCGACCACCTCACCGACCTCGAGACGATCGGCGGCCGGCAGGGCAACGCCTACGGGGCGACCGGCATGAAGGCCGCTCGCCGTGACGCGCGCCCGTGGCTCGGCCAGTCGATCCCGCCCCGGTTCGGCAAGGGCCACGACGACGACGGGCGGCCGATCATCCTCGAGGCGCCCGAGCCCGTCGACGAGCTCGGCCGCCCGTTCGGGCTCATCGCGCTCGACGAGCTCCGCGGCGCGCCGATCGGCGACTACCTCCGCAAGCGGCACGCGGTCACGCCGCGCGCGGCCGTGGGCGAGCGGCAAATGCTGCTCGCCGTGGTCGAGCGCGAGCTCGGCCGCGGCCACCGGATCGACGCGAGCGTGCTCGCCGGCCTCCCCCGGTTGAAGCGCGCGACCGTCAAGCGCTCGTGCATGCGGCTCGCCGAGTTCGACTACATGACGCGGCACACGCCCGACCACCAGCGGCGCGGGCTCTGGCTCGGCTGCACGCTCGGCGGCCGGATCATGGAGCTCCTGCAGGCCGAGGACGCGTGGCTCGACCTCGAGGCCGGCACGATCACGATTCCCGCGTGGGCGTGCAAGGAACGCCGAGAGAAAGAGCTCGACCTGCTCGCCGAAGAGCTCATGCTAATCCGCGAACAGCAACTCATCCGCTCGCCGAACACCGCGCGCGGCAAGCTCGGCACACGCTTGCTGTTCCCGCGCCGCGACGGCGGCCGATGGCGCCACGCCAACTACTTCGACCGCGTCGTCGTCAGGATGCGACACCGGGCGGCGCTCGCGTGGCGCGAAGAGCACGACCTCGGCCCGGACGCACCGACCCCGTTCGAGTGGATCGTGCGCGACCGGGACGGCGACGTCGTGCTCGCCGACGACGGCACCCCGAAGGTCGGCGGGTTCCAGCCGCACGACCTGCGGCGCGGCGCCGCGACGATCCTCCGCGAGCTCCGCGTGCCGCACGAGCTCATCGCCGCGCGGCTCGGCCACAAGGACGCCGGCTACCTCGTCGCCGTCACATACGCTGAGACGCGCCGTGACGCGCTGAGAGACGAGCTCGCACGCATCGACGCCGCCGGCGGCATCCGGGCCGCGCTCGAGGCCGCGCGCGCAGCAGGGGGCGAATCGTGAAGCGCTGCGGGGCGTGTGGCCGCGAGCTCATCGGCGAGGACGTGCCCGTCGTGATCGGCGCCGCCGTGCTCAAGGCGCTCGTCGCTCGAGCGGGCGGCCGCGTCGAGTTCACGTCCCACGAGCTCGAGGCGGCCGCGACGCTGTGGGACACGAACGTCGTCGGCACGCCCGAGCGTATGGTCGTCGAGCTCACGGCGGCGCGCACGCTGCCCGACGGCGAGCACGTGCTGCTCGTCGAGCACCTCGTCGAGCCTCCGCACGAGGTCGACTCGTGAGCGCAGACCCGCGGCACGGCGACCCGATCAAGCTCGAGCAGGTCGCCGGCCTCGTCGTGACGCTCAAGGCGCTCGTCGCGCGCGCCGGCGGCCGCGTCGAGCTCACGAATCCCGAGCTCGAGGCCGCCGCGAAGCTGCACGCGCACGTCGACGCGACGCCCGAGCTCATGGTCGTCGAGCTCGTCGACGGCGACCCGCCCGACGTCCCGCGATTCGACACGGCGGCCGAGCGTTGAGAGGGCACCTCGACGAGCCCCGGCTGCTCGCCGCCGTCGACCTCATCCGGCGCACCGGTGCGAGCTCGTTTCAGATTCGCTACTCGGACGACGAGCAGCCGATCGTGTGGTTCGTCGTGTCGACGCACGTCGTCGACGGGCACGAGGTGCACGAGGTCGACGCGAGCCTCGACCCGGTCCGGGCGGCGCTCCGACTGTGCGAGCGGCTCGTCGACGGCGGCCGCTGCGCGCATTGCGGCCGGCCGGCCGGGCTCGAGCCCGACTCGATCGACACGATGCCCGCCGACGACCTCATCTGTTGGTACCAGTACGACCCCGAGCTCGAGACGTTCCGTCGGGCATGCGAGGGCTCGACGAGCTCCGCGGGGGGGCCGCGATGAGCTCGCGCACGGCGCTCGGCCGCGTCGCGGCGCCGGTCCGTAACTCCCGGCGCCGCGGCGCCGCCGGCGCCGCCTGCATCCCGCCGTGTGGTCCCGGTGTGGTCCCGTCGGGCAGGGCTCGAGCTCGATTCCTGCAGTTTGCAGGGAGAACCTCAGCGGAGGGGGAGGGATTTGAACCACCCGCCCCCGATCCGCCACCGGCCGACACCGGCCGCCGTGAGCCGACCTCGACCGCCGAAAAGCCCCGCAACTGCGGGGCTTTTCACGTGAAACGCTCCGACACCCGCCGACACCGGCCGACACCCGCCGACACCCGCCGACAGGCCCCGTGTGGTCCGAGTGTGGTCCGAGACGGCCGAACGAGGGGAGAGCCATGCCCGGATTGAGAGCGGTCCCGCAGACGTCGATCTACGAGACGACGCTCGACAACGCAGAGCTCGAGCAGGCGCTCGAGACGCGCGAGAAGCTCAAGGCGAGGGCCGGCGCCGTGCGCAAGCAGTACGCCGACGCCGACGAGGTCGCCAAGGCGTTCATCAAGACCCTCGAGCTCGGCGACGGCGCCGTCGTCCGGGTCGGCCGGTTCGTGATCGCCGACAAGCCGGTCGCCGCCCGGTCGGTCGCGTTCGAGACGGAGCCGACGCGGCGAATCTCGATCAAGCTCATCAAGGACGCCATCTTTTGACGGGCGTCGGGATCGCCGCCGCCGTGGTCGCCGCGCTGTTCGCGGGGCTGCTCATCGCGGCCGCGGTCGCCGCGTTCGACGAGCGGATGACGCATCGCCGCGACGAGCTCGCCGAGCGGCGTCGCCGGCGCGCCGACGAGCTCGAGCGCGAGCGCCGGCGAGCTCGTCTCGACGTGAAGGAACGCCAGCCGTGAGCGCGCGCGACGCGACCTACCTCAACGGCGCCCGCATCTTCAAGACGGCCGACGACGACCGTCGTGAGAACGACGTCGCCGGCGAGCTCGCGCGCGCGTGGGGCTGCACGCTCCGCTCGTTCTCGTGGCTCTCGCCGGTCGACTGGTGGGCCGAGCGGGACGGGCGGATCGTGGGGCTGCTCGAGCTCAAGTGCCGCACGTGCTCGAGCTCGACCTACCCGACCGTGTTCCTCAGCTTGCGCAAGTGGCTCGCGCTCACGCTCGCGTCGCTCGCGCTCGACGTGCCCGGCTTGTTCGTCGTGCGGTTCACGGACGGCGTGTGGTGGGTGCCGGTCGCGCGGGTCGACGCGCGTGCGATCCGGGTCGCGGGTCGTGCGGTCGTGCGGCAGCCGGCCGACGTCGAGCCGTTGATCGACGTCCCGGTCGCGTCGATGGCGCGGCTCGAGCTCGAGGGGGAACTGTGGTGACGTGCTCGCGTGGGTGGGCGGCGACGCTCGCGGCCGTGCTCGCGCTCGCGGCCGCGATCGCGGCGTGGGGCGCCCGCGGCGCGCACGAAGAGCCTGACCGGGTCGTCGGGTTCGGGCAGGTCCGGTTCGACGGGCTCGGCCCGGAGCGATGGGCGCGCCGGTACCGGCGCGAGCACCGCGTCGTGCTCGAGCTCCGCGGCCGGCTCGCCTCGAGGCTCGAGGGGCTCGTCGGGCTCGTGCGCGCGTTCGAGTGCGTGCACGACGGCGAGGGCTCGTGGGGCGCGAACACCGGCAACGGCTACTACGGAGGCCTCCAGTTCGACAGGTCGTTCATGGCGGCCTACGCGCCCGGCCTCTTGCGTCGGAAGGGCACGGCGAACAACTGGACGCCGGCGCAGCAGATCAGCGTCGCGATCATCGCGCACGCGACGCGCGGGTTCGAGCCGTGGCCGAACACCGCCCGGAGGTGCGGACTCAGATGACTGTCCGGTGCAGCGAGGTCAGGCATGCAGCGGTGCGGCGCGGAATCGCGTGGTGCGGGCAGGGCAGGCAAGGCAGGGCAAGGCTAGATGGGGGTGGCGTGGTGCGGATCGGGACGGCAGGGATCGGCCCGGTTCGGATCAGCAGGGGCTCGGCATGGCACGGCGCGGCTAGGTACGGCGCGGCAGGGCCCGGTGTAGGTCCGGCACTGGCAGGGTCAGGTCGGGCTCGGCAGGGCGTGGGCGAGGGGGGTGATGCCTGACGCCGATTCAGAGAGGCCGCGAGGGAGGCGGCTCGCAATGCCGACCTCCCTCGCTCAAACGCAATCCAACCGGAAAGGGATTCTAGATGGCGACCAAGACGAAAACGACCAAGACGAGCGGGGCCGGCAACGGCGGCATGCCGCAACGGTTCGGGATCGAGGTCCCGTACACGATCACGCTCCGACTCCGCGGTGTAACCCCGTTCCTGTTCAACCGCATGGATATCGAGGCTTACGACCGCGAGACAGGGCCGAGCGCGAAGCGAAAGCCGCGCGCGCGGCCCGAATACGAGTCGATGATATGGCGCACCGACGACGGAGCTCTCGGCCTCCCCGTCGCCAACGTGATCGGGTCCGTCGCCGCCGCCGGCATGTATTTCAAGAGCCCGATCGGCGGTAACGGAAGCGCGACGCCGACGCTACGCCGCGGGCTCGTCCCGGCATGCGAAATGGCGACGTTCGGCGTCACCGCATGGGACGTGATCGACTTTCGCAAGGCGAACCACGGCGACCGAAACCGGACGCCGAAACCGACGTATCGGCCGCGCCTCGAGGTCGGCTGGCTTTTGACGGCGGCGCTTTCCGTCACGACCCCCGAGCTCTACGGGCCCGCGAAGCTGCTCGAAATCGTCAGTCGCGCCGGGTCCGTGATGGGTGTCGGCGACGGCCGGACGATCGGGTTCGGCCGGTACGTGCTTGACGGGCACGAGACAGTCGAGGGACTTCCGTGGTGAGCTCGGCGAGGTTAGGCACGGTCTGTCAAGGCGTGGCGCGGGCGGGCTGGGTCAGGCTCGGAACGGTCAGTCAAGGTACGGCACGGCACGGCAGGGCCATGGCGAGGTCAGGCTCGGACCGGCACGACACGACGCGGCTCGGTCCCGCATGGAACGGGGGCGCGGCTACGGCCGCGCCCCGGAGCTCGACGTGACCGCGAACGGTACGCCGAAGATCGTCAGGAAGAACCACGGCCGCGGCCACTCGTACTACGTCGACGGCGTCAAGATCCCCGGCGCCACGACCGTGCTCAACGGCGGCTACCCGAAGCACCTCGAGAAGTGGGCCGCCGAGTCGAGCGCGAACTACGCCGTCGACCACTGGGACGAGCTCGCCGAGATGCGCGTCTCGGAGCGGTTGAAGCTCATCACCGGCGCCCGGTTCGAGGACCGCGACCCGGCCGCGAGGCGCGGGCAGGACGTGCACGCGCTCGCGCAGCGGCTCGCCCGCGGCGACGACGTCCCGGTCCCGGACGAGCTCGTCGGGCACGTCGACGCGTACCTCGCATTCCTCGACGAGTGGGAACCGCGCGAGCTACTCGTCGAGGCGCCCGTCGCCAACCTCACCTACGGCTACTGCGGGACGCTCGACGCGATCGCCGACCTCGTCGACGAGACGCGATGGCTGTACGACCTCAAGACGACCCGGAGCGGCGTCTACAAGGAATCGGCCTGCCAGCTTGCCGCGTACCGGTACGCCGAGTACGTGCTCGCCGGCGACGAGGTGCGGCCGATGCCCGAGGTCGAGCGGTGCGGCGTCGTGTGGCTCAAGGCCGACCGCACGTTCGAGTTCGTCCCGGTCGAGGTCGACGAGGCGACGTTCGAGGTGTTCCTGTGCGCGCTGCGGATCGCGGCGTTCGACGCGCGCGACGACGTGATCGGGGCGCCGTTGCAGGCCGAGGGGCTCGAGCTCTTCTAGATGGACGCTGAGACGTACACGTCGAGGGACGCGCTCGCCGAGGCGCTCGAGGCCGTCGACCGGGCCGAGTCGACCTCGAGCCGCGTCGAGGGCGAGGAGCTCCTGCACCGGGCGACCGCGCTCTCGCTCGTGGCGATCGGGGCCGAGCTCGTCTCGATCCGCACCGTGCTCGTCGAGATTCGGAACGAGCTCGTGCAGGGGCGCAGGTGAGCGAGCTCATCGCCGAGTTCGACGTGCAGGAGTACGCGCTCGAGTGGGCCGCGTGCAGGCGTGCAATCCGCACGATCAAGGACCTAACCGACGAAGAGCTCGACGCGCTCGCGCACCACGCGGTCGCGTTCCTGCTCGGAGGGGATGACGAGGAATGAACCTCGAGACTGTGGAGATTCCGCGCGCCGGCGCGCGCGAGCAGGCCGCCGAGTACCGGCGGGCCGCGAAGCGACTGCCCGAGGGGTCGGAGCAGCGGCGCGAGTTCGAGGCGATCGCGCGCGCCTACCGGATCGCCGCCCGCGACGAGACACCGTTGATCGCGTTGACGCCGACGGTCGTCGCCGGCGGGCTCACGACCCGGAGCCGCGTCTACCGGCGCGGCCGTGACGAGGAGTACCGCGAGCACTTCGCGCTACCCCGGCTCGCCGTGTGCCGCGCGTCGGCCGCGTTCGTCTACACGCGCGGCGTGCAGGGCAACGGCGGCCTCGAGCTCATCGACTCGCTCAACCGTCAGTCGAACTACCGGTCGGGCGTCGTCACGTTCGCGCGGGGCGCGTTCGAGCTCCCGACCGGTTACACGGCCGGGTGGTCGCTGCTCGGCGGCTGGCGCTCGGAGGCGTGGGCGGCAATGGTGCCGATCGTTCCGCCGAAGCACCGGCCGAGCGAGGGGCTGCTCGAGCGGTACCTCGTGCTGTGGGAAGTCGACGAGTGGGCGTGGCAGGTGGTCCCGCGGCCGCCGGGCGACCCGGCGCTCCTGCGGCACGTCGGCGGCGATATCTACGCCGTGCTCGCCACGTGGAACCTCACCGAGCTCGAGCGGCTCGTGCTCACCGGAAGGCAGGTGCCGGCGCGATGACCGTCGTCCCTTACACCGGCACGACCGCGACGACGCTCGAGCCGCAGAACCTCGACGACGCGATGCGGCTCGCCGAGTTCGTGGCAAACACGGACTTTGTGCCGAAGAACCTGCGCGGCAACCCGCCCGCGATCCTCGCCGCGATCCTGTACGGCCGCGAGGTCGGGCTCGGCTCGATGCAGTCGCTCGCCAAGATCAGCGTCATCGAGGGGCGGCCGACGCTCGCGGCCGAGTCGCAGCGCGCGTTGATCCTCGCCGCCGGGCACGAGCTCGTCGTCGAAGAGTCGACCTCGACCCGGTGCACGATCCGCGGCCGCCGCCGCAACGAGCGCCACTCGACGTCCGTCACGTGGACGCTCGACGACGCGAAACGCGCGAACCTCGTCGGGAAGCAGAATTGGAGGCAGTACCCGGCCGACATGCTCGCCGCCCGCGCGCTCGCCCGGCTCGCCCGGCTCGTGTTCGCCGACGTCATCGGCGGGCTCGCCGCAACCGAGGAAGCGCTCGAGGGCGGCGACCCCGAGCCGACCGTCGAGCGGCCGGCCTCGACACCGACCACGACGCGCCGTCGACGCGCCGTGCAGGCCGTACCCGAGCCCGAGCCTGCTCCCGCCGCAGAGCCGGAAGCAGATCCCGAGCCCGAGCCCGGCCACGCCGCCGACGACGTACCCGCCGACGATCCCCACGAACCGCCGGCGCCGATGCCGGCGCCCGAGCCGGCGCGCATGAACGCCGCCACACGCGGCAAGCTTTTCGCGCTGTTCGGCGAGCGCGGCATGGGCGGCAAAAGCGATGCCGACCGCACCCGCCGCCTCGAGTACGCGCGGCACGTGCTCGGCCGCGACGTCGCATCCTCGACCGAGCTCACCGCGGTCGACGCCTCGAGACTCATCGAGCAACTCGAGCGCGACCTGCCCGACCCGGTCGTCGACGCGCTCAACGCGCACCTCGACGCCGAGGCCGCCGAGGCCGCCGCCGGCGACGATGACCAGGCGCGCGACCTCGAGCGCGAGCTCGACACGATCCGCCACGACGAAACCAGACCCGCGCCCGAGCCGGGCGAGGACGGCGAGCCGACCGCGTAGACCACGTGCACTACACCGGCCCGGACCACGCCGACCCGTTCATCGCCGGCCGCGACGAGCTCCTGCTCCGCTGGCTCGACGAGCTCGCCGTCGACGTCGGCCGCATGCGCCGCCGCCTCGAGGGATCGCTCGCGCACCTCGGCGACCGGATCGCCGACACGATCGAGACGCTCGACGCGATCGTCCACCCGACCGCGAGCGAGCTCCTACACCGGCTCGACTACACGCCGCTCGCCCGCGACGTCGACGCCGCGCTCAACGCGCGCGACGCACGCACACGCGAGCTCCACCGCCTACTCGGAAAGGGACAGCGATGAGCGACCTCGCCGGCGAGCTCGCCGCCCGCGCCCGGTTCGCCGTCGAGGCCGACGAGTTCCGCGCGCTCGACGTCGGGCAACGGCCGCCGCTGCTCGGCAGGAACGGCGACACGATCCTCCCCGCGGGCGGGCTCGTCGTCGTCGCCGGACAACCCGGCGTCGGCAAAACAACGCTACTCGTCGACCTCGTCTACCACCTCGCCTCCGGGATCGACTGGCTCGGCATCCCCTGCCCGCGCCCGCTCTCCGTGCTCCTAATCGAGAACGAAGGGCCGCAAGACCTGTTCGCAGCCAAGATCGACGCGAAAGCGACCGCGTGGCCGCACGACCGGCCCGGACGCGTATGGGTCAAGACGTGGCACTGGGGCACGTTCAACCTCACCGACCGCGACGACCGCGGCGAGCTCGTCACGTTCCTCCGCGAGCACCCCGTCGACGCGATCGTCGGCGACCCACTCGGCTCGCTCGGCCCGGCCGGCGTCGGATCACCCGAGGACACCCGCCGATTCGTCGGGCAGCTATACGAGCTCGAGCTCGACGTCGCCTACATCTTCGTCCACCACTTCCGCAAGGAACCGATCGCCTCCGAGGTCGACCAGCTATCCGGCGCGTGGGCCGGCCACCTCGACACGCTCATGCTCCTGAAGCCGACCCGCCGCAAGAACGAGGTCCGGCTCTCGTTCCCGAAAACCCGGTGGGCCGAGCAGGCCTCGCACGCGCCGCTCATCCTCGGCTACGTCCGCGCGACGCAAGGGTTCGACGTGCTCGGCGAAGAGGGCGACCCGAAGCTGCTCGAGGCGACGCTCGTCGAGCTCCTCGAGGCGCAGACGTACCGGACGCCGTCCGAGCTCGCCAAGGACGCCGGCGCCAGACGCACGACCGTCGAGGCGTGCCTCACCGGCAACGCGCACCTCTTCACGTCCGTCGCGGGCGCCGACGTCGGCCGAACACGCGCGAAAACCGTCTGGCAGCTTGTCCCGGACGCCGAGGGGCTCGGACAAGCAGCGGGACAAGCTGCGGCACCGCATGGTTACGCCAACTCGCCCGCGAGCGCGACGCTGTTCGACGCGGGACAAGCTGCGGGACAAGCTCAGGGGGGCTCGAACCCGGATTTGCTTGTCCCGCGGTTCGGGACAAGCGGGACAAGCTCAGCCGGATTTGGCTCAACCAGGGAGTCTGTGAGCCTGTCCCGCTCGCTCTCCCCCTGTAAGGGGGAGGGAGAGCAGGCGGGATCAGGCACGCACCCTGCAGACATTGAAAGCGACGACCTCTGGTGAACGAGGTCGCATTCACGGTCGACGGGACCCCGGTCCCTCAAGGCTCGAAACGCGTCGTGCCCACCGCTCGAGGCCACCGCTCCGTCGAGACGAACGAGCGCACGCTCAACCCGTGGCGCAACGCCGTCACCGGCGCCGCCGCTCGAGCGATGGGCGGACGCGTGCCGATGGCCGGGCCGGTCCGGGTCGACGCGACGTTCGTGCACCCGAGGCCTCGCTCCCACTTCGGCACCGGCCGCAACGCCGGCCAGTTGAAGAGCTCGGCGCCCGTCTACTGCTCGACGCGGCCGGACGTCGACAAGCTGCTCCGGGCGATCCTCGACTCGATCACCGGCGTCGTGGTGATCGACGACGGGCAGGTCGTCGAGCTCGTCGCCCGCAAGCACTACGGGTCGCCGGCCGCGCACATCACCGTCACGAGGCTCGCCGGATGAGCGAGCGTCGCACCGAGCACGTCGGCGAACGCCGCGTCGAGATTCTCGAGGTGCGATGGGTCGACAGCGTCGGCGCGCAGGGATGGCAGACGATCGACGAGGCGCGCCGCGACGCCGAGGCCGACGACATGGTGCACCGCTCCGTCGGGTGGCTCATCGCCGATGAGCCCGAGTACGTGCTGCTCGCGCTCTCCCGCCGCGACTCGTGGCGGTACGTCGACCTCACGCTGCAGATACCGCGCGGCGCCATCGTCGGCACGCGCATCCTCCGACGAGGGAAGGGGCCGCCCGATGAGTAAGTGCCGATCGTGCAAGGCGCCGATCGAGTGGGGCGTCACGGACGCCGGCGCGATGATGCCGCTCGACCTCGAGCCCGACAAGGCCGGCAACGTCGCCGTCGTCGGTCGCACCGCCGGCGGCGACCCGCTCGTGCTCGTGCTCGGCGCCGAACGCCTCGGCCGGGCTCGAGAGCACGGCCGCGTCGAGCTCCGCGTCTGCCACTTCGAGACCTGCCCGTACGCCGGCGAGCACCGGCGCCGAGGATGACGACGACGAGCGCGAGCGCTACAGTCGCGTCGACGACGCATGGCGCTCACGGCCAAGCAACGGCGAGCTCTCCCCGACTCCGCGTTCGTCTACCCGTCGACGCGCAAGTACCCCGTGCCGACGAAAGCGCAAGCGCGCAAGGCCGGGATCAGCGAGCGGCAGCGGCTCGCCATTCACCGCAACGCGCTCGCCCGCGCCGGGCAGTCGGGCACGTCGGGCAGCTACTCGAAGGTCGGCCCGGTCGTCCGGCGCCGCTCGAGCGGCAAGGTGCAGTCGGTCAAGCGCGGCGCGAAGGGCGGCGCCTCGAGGCCGAGCTCGAAGGTCAAGCGTCGCCGCCCGCCGACCGTGCTCAAGCGCAGGCGCCGCCGATGATCGACGAATGGTTCATCGAGCGCACCGCGCCCGACGCGATCCTCACCCGGCTCGACGAATGGAAGGCGCTCCGCGCCGACGGCTGGAACGTGCACGTACTCGTCGAGGAACGCCGCACCCGTGGGGGGGGTCGCCAATCGACCGGCCTCGTCGCAATGGGATACCGGGGGGGTCGAGCTCCGCGGACGGCGCCGCCCGCAGCAGGGGCGGGGGGAACGAGACGGCAGGGGGGGGATCGACACGAGGGTGGGGGGAGGTCGAGCACGACCCCGTGAGCATCTGCTCCGAGCCCGGCTGTCCGCACCCCGTGGTACGACGTGGCCGCTGCAACGGGCACGCGCTCGCACCGTGGCACGGCTCGAAGGAACAGCGCACGCGGCTCGGCGTGCCCAACGGCCGAGCGCTTGCGAGACTCCGTCGTCAAGTTCGAGAACGAGCTCGCCACCGGTGCGAGCGCTGCAGCACCCGCGTTCCCGCCGGCGTCGGCGCCGTCGATCACGTCGTGCCCGTCGCCGCGGGCGGCGACCCGACGAGCCTCGGCAACCTCGAGCTCTTGTGCACCCGGTGCCACGACGCCAAGACGCGCGACGACCTTGCTCTCATCCGCGCCGTCTCGAGCTCGTCGTCGCCCGCTCGTCGAGCGGCACCCCCTGCCACCGGGGCGGGCGTCCGGCGCGTGAACGTTCGCGGCGATGCGGCCGCGTCGACGGCGCTCGCCGCGGCCGGGGCGCCGCGGGTGGCGTCACCCCCCCTGCCCGCCGCCGCGCGGCCCCCGACGGGGGCTGCCTCTCGAAGTCTGTACGGAAGGCCGAGGGCGTGAGCGACGAGCTCGAGGTGCGCGAGCTCTCGTTCGACGAGGTCGTCGACGGGATGCGCGAGCCGCTCGCCGAGCTCGAGGCCGTGCTCGACGAGCTCGAGCCGCATACGCGTCGGTTCGTCGAGGGGATGCGGGCGGCGCTCGACCGGTACGACGCCGACGAGTACGACGAGCTCGTCGCCGACGAGGGCACGTGAAGCCGGGCGCCTACAGCCTCGAGCTCTACCGGGGCGACAGCTTCGAGACTGACGTCCGAGTGTGGCTCGACGCCGGCAAGACTCAGCCGGCCGACCTCACGGGTGTCGAGGCGAAAGCGGAGGTGCGTGACAAGTCGGCGGGCTCGACGATCATCGAGCTCCGGGTGTCGATCACGGGGAACACGATCACGCTCAAGGTCGAGCCGGACGATTGGGACGCGTGGACACTGGCGCGCGGCGTGTGGGACCTGCAACTGACGTATCCGGATGCGAGTGTGCAGACGATTCTCGCCGGCAATGTCGCCGTGATTCCGGACGTCACTGATTCGTCGCCGTTGTCGACGATGATTGCGGGTCAGTCGGTTCGCAAGGTGGCATGAGCGAGGTCGTCGACGTGATGGTCGATGCGGCCGAGCTCGTCGACGTGATTGAGGGGTCGTCGGTCGTCGTCGATGTTGAGCCGCAGGGGCCGGTCGTGGTCGATATCTCGGACGTGGCGGGGCCGCCGGGTATGCAGGGGCCGCCGGGGCCGGCGGGGCCGCAGGGGCCGCAGGGTGCGCCCGGCCCGGACGGCGCGCAGGGTGTGCAGGGGCCGGCGGGCGTCGACGGGGCGACTGGCGCGGAGGGGCCGGCGGGGCCGGCGGGAGCGGATGGAGCTCCGGGCGCGACGGGGCCGGCTGGGCCGCAGGGCGACGTCGGCCCGCAGGGCGCGCAGGGTGTGCAGGGGCCGCAGGGTGATCCGGGTCCGATCGGCCCGGAGGGGCCGCAAGGGCCGGCGGGCGCGGGCGCCGTCACCTACGCCTACATGTTCGAGTCGACGCCGAGCGAACCGCCGACCGGGAGCGAGATTCGGTTCGACAACGCGACTGTGACGCTCGTCACTCGAGTGTGGATTCGGAACGTCACCGCCGACGGCAACGACGTGCACAACGCGCTACTCTCGTTGCCGAACGCCGGGTCGATGCTGTACGTGCAGGACGAGGACGACTCGACGCGTTACGTCCGGTTCGATGTGACGGGCGACCCGGTCGATAAGACGAGCTACGTCGAAGTGCCGGTGCACTACGTGAGCTCGCAGGGCACGCTTCCCGAGCAGCGTGTGCAGGTCGTGTTCGCCGTGGCCGGGATCGCGGGGCCGGTGGGGCCGCCCGGACCGCAGGGGCCGACGGGGGCGCAGGGCGCGACCGGTGCGACGGGGGCGCAGGGGCCGGCGGGTCCCGCGGGCGCCGACGGGGCGACCGGGGCGACCGGAGCGACCGGGCCGCAGGGGCCGCAGGGCGACACCGGCGCGACCGGCTCGCAGGGGCCGGCGGGCTCGCAGGGTGTGCAGGGGCCGGCGGGTGTGCAGGGGCCGACGGGCCCGGCGGGCGCGAGCGGCGACGCGTGGGTCTACGGGACGGGCGCGCCGGCCGTGTCTGCCGATCCGATCGGGACGCTGTACCTCGACGGCGCCAATGGGAACGTGTGGGAACAGCAGGCCTCCGGATGGGTGTTCACCGGCATCACGATCAAGGGGCCGATCGGCGCGACGGGGGCGCCCGGCTATCCGAGCACGAGCGGGCACGAGGCCGACGTGCTCACCGTGTCGGGCGGCGTGCCCGTGTGGGCCGACCCGGCCGCCGCGCCGAGCTACGGGACCAGCTTCCCGGCCTCGCCGGTCGACGGGCAGGAGCACGTGCTCGTCGACTCTGTGACGAACCCGACCTATCAGTGGCGGTTCCGGTACAACGCTGGCTCGAGCTCCGCGTACAAGTGGGAGCTCATCGGCGGCACCGACGCGCGGGCGAGCGTGATGGGCAACGACACGACCACGACGACGAGCTCGTGGCTGAACCTCGGCACGGGGCCGACGTTCACGGTGCCGCGTGCCGGCGACTACTACGTCCGATGGGGCGTCGACATGACTCACTCGGCCGCCGGCGGGCAGGGGGTCGCGGGGATCGCGCTCGGCGACGGCGTGCCGGCCGAGCCGACCGTGTGGCACAACGTCGCCGCCAATGGCTACCGCGGCCCGAGCTCCGCTGAGACGTTCTATGCGGCCGTCGCCGCGGCGACCGTGCTCAAGATGCGATTCAACAACCAGTCCGGCGGGACGCTCACCGTCTCGAGGCGCTACATGGCCGTGCTCCCCTACCGCGTCTCGTGAGCACCCCGGACCCCGCTGCGACTGACTGGGTGCCCGTGTGGTCAGTCGGCCCCGGCCTCAACATTCCGACGCCGGTCGTCGACGGTCACCTGTTCATTCCCTTCTACACGCAGTCGATGACGCTTCGCTCGTTCCGTTGCAATTGGTCGCTCTACGGGATCAACAACTCAGGCGCGATCAAGAACGGGCAGGCGAGCGGCGTCATCGGCGCCGGCGCCGCGTCGGCCGCAGTCTCGTCGATCCAGTGGATTCAGGCCGCGCTATCCGGCAGCCGGTTCGCGCTGTTCGGGATCACCTAGGAGCTCGTGGCGCCGCCGCCGAAGCCTCCCGGACAACGCCGCCGCCGCAACGTCGGTCAAACTCAGTGGCGTACGTTCGTCGTCGGGCAGGGGAGGCGAGGCCGCGCGCCGACCCTGCCCGCCCGCCACCCGTCATGGTCCGCGTCGACGCGCGCATGGTGGCGCCGCGTGTGGGCGGCGCCGATGGCGGCCGCCTACCTCGAGGCCGACCTCGGCGCGTTGCACCGGCTCGCCGAGCTCGTCGAGCAGTTCGATCGAGGCGACCTCTCCGCGACCGGGCTCGCGGCGATGACGCAACTCGAGGACCGGTTCGGGCTCACGCCGAAAGCGCGGCAGGCGTTGCAATGGCAGGTGCTCGCGCAGGGCGAGCTCGAGCGGCGCGAACCGGCCGCGGCGAGCTCGAGCTCGAGCACGAGCTCCGCGCCGGCGGCGAACGTTCGACGGCTACGCGCGGTCGACCCGCAGGCGGCGAGTTCGTGAGCTCGAGCTCGTTCACGTGCCCTGTCTGCGGCCGGACGTCGCACAACCCGAACGACGTCACCGAGCAATGGTGCGGCGCCTGCCACGGCGCGACCGGGCATCCGCCGCCGCCCGGCTACCGATGGGTGCTGTTCCGCGGCGGCGGCGAGCTCGACGGCGTCGGGCGCCTCGTGCCCGAACGCGACCTAGAGCACGGGTTCGGCTACGAGCTCATGAGCAGCGGCGACGCGTACCGGTTCGACGGCGAAGCGTACGTGCTCGTCGAGGGCGACTCGTGAGCGCGCTCGAGGCCTCGCCCGCGCGCCGCGGGCTCGTCTGGCTGCTCGAGCGCTACCCGCACCTCGAGCTCGTCGAGGCCGATTGGCAGGGATGGAACATGCCGCGCGGCGACGCGCGCGGGCCGTGGCTGCTCGTGACGCTGGGGCAGGAGTCGAGCTCGGCCGGCGATCCCGACGTGTTCGCGCTATGGCCGTTCGCCATCTTCAAGCGCACCGGCGCCGTGCACCGCATCGACGGCGGGGCCGTGAGCGACGACCCGTTTTTCGTGCCGTGACGACGCCGCCCGATTCGAGCGCGACGTTCCGCGCGGCGCTCGAGCTCTTCGAGGCCGCGCTGCTCGAGGCGCGCGTCGAGCGGGAGCTCGCCGCGGCGCGGGTCGCCAAGCTCAAGGCGGCCGCCGAGCTCGAGCGCGCGGGCCGCGTCGACGAGGCGCGCGCGATTCTCGACGAGGTCAAGGCCGAGCAGGGGCGCGCGTTCGGCGATGCCGTGGCGCGGCGCTAGCTACCCCGGTGAGTTCCCGACGCTCGGCTACGCGGTCGCCGAGCTCGTGCAAGAGCGGTGCGTCATCCCGGACGGCGACCACGGCGGCGAGCCGTACCTGTTGACGAACGAGATGATCCGGTTCCTGCTCTGGCACTACCGGATCGACCCTGCAACCGGCCGGTTCGCGTTCAACCGCGGGTCGCAACTCGTCCGGCCGCAGAAGTGGGGCAAGGCGCCATTCGCGGCCGCCATGATTTGCGCCGAGGTTGACCCGGACGGTCCGGTCGTCCCGGACGGATGGGACGCGAAAGGCGAGCCCGTCGGCCGCCCGTGGGCGACACCGTGGGTGCAGGTCACGGCCGGATCGGAGGACCAGACCGACAACGTGTGGCGCGCGCTCGTGCCGATGATCGAGCTCGGCCCGCTCGCCGCCGTGCTCACGGACACCGGCGAGACGCGGATCAACCTGCCCGGAGGGGGCCGCATCGAGCCCGTCACGAGCTCCGCGCAGTCGAGGCTCGGACAGCGGATCACGTTCGTCGTGCAGGACCAGACCGAGTCATGGACGAAGCGGAACGGCGGCCGCGCGCTCGCCGACACGCAACGCCGGAACGTCGCCGGGATCGGCGGCCGCTGGCTCGAGACGACGAACGCGTGGGACCCCACCGACGAGAGCGTGGCGCAGCAGACGAGCGAGAGCGGCGAGCCCGGCGTGTACCGCGACGACGTCGACCCCGGCGCCGGCTCGATCCGCAACAAGCGCGAACGCCGGCGCATGCTCCGCAAGGTCTACGGCGACTCGTGGTGGGTCGACCTCGACCGCGTCGAGACGGAGGTCGTCGCGCTGCTCGAGCGCGACCCGGCGCAGGCCGAACGCTACTTCCTCAACCGCAAGTCGGCGGCCGCCGACGCCGCGTTCGACGGCGACCGGTGGGAGGAGCTCGTCGCCGAGCACGAGGTGCCCGAGGGGTCGCTCATCGTGGTCGGCGTCGACGGCGCCCGGTTCGACGACGCGCTCGCCATCGTCGGGACGGAGGTCGAGACGGGCTATCAGTGGCCGATCGGGATATGGGAGCGGCCGAGCTCGGCGCCGCACGATTACGAGCACCCGCTCGACGAGGCCGACGAGGCGCTCGAGGACGCGTTCGAGCGGTTCGACGTGTGGCGTGTGTACGCCGACCCTCAGTGGATCGAGGGGCTCGTCGACTCGTGGCGCGGCCGGTGGGGCGAGCAGCGTGTGCACGCGTGGCACACGAGCCGCACGCGGGCGACCGCGTGGGCGGTTCGCAGTTTCATCGCGGCGCAGGTCGGCGGCGACACGACGCACGCCGCGTCGGAGCTCCTCACCCGTCACGTCAAGAACGCGCGCAAGCGGCACGTCGGCGTGTTCGACGAGGATCACCGGCCGCTCTACGTGATCGGGAAGGACCGGCCCGGCTCGCCGCGGAAGATCGACGCGGCGATGGCCGCGGTCCTCTCGTGGGAGGCGCGGGGCGACGCGATCGCCGCCGGCGCCAACCGTCGTCGGCGCGAGCCGACTCCGCTCATCGCGTTCTAGCTCGAGCTCGAGCTCCGCGCCGGCCATCCACGAAGTGAATGAGCGAATGACCCATTCGAGGGATGGCGATTCGTCGTCGCATCGACGATAATGTAGTCAGAATGAACGCTACGGAGAAAGGAAAGAGTGAAATGAACGGATTCGAGCTCTCCCCCATCGTCGAGTCGCCGGCCTCCGGGCCGGGCGCGCTCGCCGGCTTCGAGACGACCTGCTCGTGCGGGCTCGTCTTGAAGAGCTCGCTTCGGTCGCTCATCGAGGCCGACGCCGCCGAGCATGCCGACTGGCACGCTCGGCAGGCGGCCCGCGCCGAGCGGATCAAGAGCGACATAGTGACGATGGGACCGGAGGCCGCGCTTCGCAAGGCCGCGGCCGCCGTCGAGCCCGAGCTCGGCGTCGGCGACGTCGTCGAGCAGGTCGGCTACGACGTGCAGTTCACGGTCGTCGGCAAGTGGCGCGGCTACCTGCGGCTCGTCGGGCCGGCCGGGACCGAGCACAAGGCGCCGCGCTCCGAGCTCACGCTCGTCGAGCGCGCGCCGCGGCCGTCCGTCGACGAGCGCGGCACGGTGCTGCTCGTCACGACCGCTCACCCGTCCATGAAGCAGCACACGCTCGACGGCGACCTGCACCCGAACCTCGGCCGGCTCATCACCCCGCGGCACACGAGCTCGATCGAAAAGACGGCCGGCGAGGGTATCCCGTGGGCCGCCGACAACGACTGTTTTCAGGGGCTCGACGCCGACGCCTACACGCGGATGATCGACCGCATCGCAGGCCTCCCCGGCTGCATGTTCGTCACGGTGCCCGACGTCGTCGCCGACGTCGAGGCGACGTTCGAGCAGTTCGACCGGTGGATCGTCGAGCTCGAGGCGCGCGGCCTCCCGGCGGCGCTCGTCGCGCAGGACGGGCTCGAGCTCGAGCTCGACCGTGTCCAGTGGGATCGCATCGCCGCCGTGTTCATCGGCGGGTCGACCGAGTGGAAGGAATCGGCGGCCGCCGTCGAGGTCGCCCGCGAGGCGCGCCGGCGCGGCAAGCTCGTTCACTGGGGCCGCGTGAACACGCGCCGTCGGTTCGACCTCATCGTTGCGAGCGGCGTCGCCGACTCGTTCGACGGGTCCAAGTGGGCCCGGTTCCGCACTACCTACCTCAACACGGGGCTCTCGTGGGCACACGAGACGTCCGGAAGGGAGCAAGCTGCCATGCCTGTCTATCGTTTCGAGCTCGACGCCGAGGCGTCCGATGAGACTGACGCGACGATCGTCGCCGAGGTGCTCGTCGGCGCGATCCGCGACGAGCGCAACTATCCGGCCGAGCCGGTCGCGTGCCGCTACCGGCTCGTCGCCGACTCGTGGGACACGCCCGGCCCGTGGGCGACCGGCCCGTGGGCCGAGCTCGACACGCACGTCGAGGGAGGTGAGCAGGCGTGACGCCGCGCGCGAACATTCCGGCGCTCGAGCAGCGACTCGCCGAGCTACGGCAGGCCGAGCTCGACCGCGTCACGCGGGCGGCCGACGCGCTCGAGGCCGCGCAGGCCGAGCTCGACGCCGCCGTCGGCTCGGCGAGCGACGCCGGCCTGTCGATCCGCGCGATTGCGAACGCGGCCCGCATGTCGTTCGAGTGGACGCGTCGGCGGCTGCTCACGCGGGACGCCGAGGCGTCGGGGGTGACGTCGTGAGGCGCGCCGTCCTCATCCTTGTCGCCGCGGTCGCGCTCGTCGTCCCGGCGGCGAGCTCCGCGGCCGTCGCGAGTGGTTTCTCGGGCGACCAATCTACCGGCGAGATGTATGACATATCCCGCGTCGCGGCTGCGAACCCGGAGCGTGACCCGCCGCCGCCTCCCGGCCTCCGCGCCGAGCTCGAGCAGGGCGGCTACAGCTACGTCGGCGGCGTCCGCTCGCAAGGGTCGGTCGTCTACTTCTCGAAGCGCGGCAAGCTGCAGGTCAAGGCGGCCATGCGGACGAAGTCGAGGAACGCTGCCCTGCTACTCGTGATCGCCGTTCGCTCGATGGGCGACAAGCGGCAAGAGCTCGAGGCGGCGTTCGGCACACCGGGTCACAAGGCGCGGATCGTCGGCGTCGAGACGTGGCGCCGGTACGCCGTGTTCTCGCTCGTGTACGTGAAACGCTAGCCTCAGACTTCCACCCGCCTACCTCGAGGCGGCCGTCGCCGTTTCACGACCGTCGGCGCGCGAGCGTAGACTCCCGCGCAGGGATGAGCGCGCTCGACCTGCAGGCGACCAACGCGGCCGCGGCCGAGGACGTCCCGACGCTCGAGCCGCTCCGCGACGTGCTGCTCGCCAAGCTCAGAGTGCAGCGCGAGCTCGCCGAGACGTTCTACGACTGGTACCGGTGCCGACAGCGGCCGCCCGACATGCCCGCGGCCGCCGACTACAAGCCGGCATTCGAGCGTATGCGGAACATGGCTCGAGGCGCGTGGGCGCGGCTCGTCGTCGACACGATCGCCGAGCGGCTCGCCGTGCAAGGCGTGCAGACCACGGGCGGCGAGGCGGCCGACACGCGAGCGTGGTCACGGCTGCAGGCGAGCCGCGTCGACTCGGATCAACGCGACGTGCACACCGAGGCGCTCATCACCGGCGTCAGCTACGTGAGCGTGAGCGGGTCGGGCGACGCCGTGCGGATCACTCCCGAGACGTGCCTCGAGGTCGCGCACCTCGCCGTGCCCGGCGATCGGCGCGTCACCGACGCAGCGATCAAGGTGCTCCCGCTCGGCCGCGGCCGCTGGCTCGCCGAGCTCTACACGAACCTCGTCGTCGCCTCGTGGGAGGCGACCTACCGGGACCCGACCCGGACGCCGCTCATCGACGGAGCTCGCGCGCCGTGGGACGACACGCCGCTCGTCGTGCCGAACGAGCTCGAGGTCGTCCCGATCGTCCCGTTCGAGAACCGGCCGACGACCGCGTCGCCCGGCCTGTCCGAGCTCGACGAGCTCATCCCGATCCTCGAGCGGATTCAGGAGCTCGAGCTCGCCAAGCTCATCGCCGTCTACTCCGTCACGTTCCCGCAGAAGTGGGCGACCGACCTCAAAATCGTCCGGGACCCGGAGACGAACAAGCCGATCAACCCGTTCGAGTCGGGGCCGATGCGACTATGGGTGAGCGAGAACCCCGACACGAAGTTCGGCGCGTTCCCGGCCGGCGAAATCGGGCAGTACCTCCGCGCGATCGACGACGAGGTCGCCGAGCTCGCCGCCATCTCCCGCGTGCCGTCCTACTACTTCGTGCAGTCGGACCTCGCTAACCCGCCGAGCGCGGAGTCGCTCGTCACGAGCGAGACGGGGCTCGTCACGAAGTGTCTCGACCGCATGCGGTCCTACGGCGAGTCGTGGGAGCAGGTCGTCCGGATCGCGGCTCTCGCCGCCGGCGATGCGGAGGTCGGCGGCGACCTATCCCTCGAGGTGCTGTGGCACACGCCCGAGCGGCGCAACCCGGCCGTGGTCGCCGACGCCGCGACGAAGATGCAGGCGGTCGGCGTGCCGACGGAGGCCGTGTGGGCGTTCCTCGGCTACTCGCCGCAGGCGATCCAGCGCATGCGGGTCACGGCGCGAGCCGAGCAGCTTGCAGCCGCGGCCGCCGCGGCCGCCGCGGCGCCGCCGGCGGTGCCCGGTGCCACCGCGTAGCCTGCTCGACGAGCAACACCGCGTCCGGCAGCGCGCGATACAGGCCGGCGTCGGGGCCAGCCTCGGCGCGCTGCTCGGCGCGATGGAAACGCTCGACGAGCAGGAGCTCGCCGACTACGTCGACGGCGCCTACCCGATCGTCGCCGGCGGCCAGCAGGAAACCGCCGAGACTGCGGTCGGCTACATCGGCGTGATCGCCGTCGCTCGAGCTCGAGCTCGAGGGCGCCGCTACACGCCGCACCGGCCGCCCGACCCGGCCGCCGCGCTCACACGCACGGGCGTCGCCGTCACCCCGGACTCACGGTCGCTCGTCGCGCCCGTGCTCCGAGCTCGAGCGCTCGTCGACGACGGGCAGGCGCTCAGCGCGGCGATCGAGGCGGCCTCGAGCTACGCCGCCGGCCTCTCGTCGAACGACCTGCAAGCCGCGCAACGCGTCGGGCTAACCGAGGGCGCCGACGCGAGCGGGCTCAAGGTGCACGGATGGCGGAAGGGGCTCGGCCCGGCGGCGTGCTCGTGGTGCCAAGCGATCGCCGACAAGGTCTACGCGCTCGCCGACTCGATCCCGTTCCACGACAACGACCGGTGCGGCGTCGAGCCCGAGCTCGACGACAGCGAGGAAGAGTACGTGTTCGACGACAGCGACATACCGTTCTAAGGGGAGGGCCGATGGCCGACGACGACGACACGACGACCACGACCGACGACGACGACGACTCGAGCTCGAGCTCGAGCTCGACCGGCGACGCCGAGCTCGAGGCGATCCGCTCCGACCCCGCGGCCGCGAAACAGACGATCGAGTCGCTCAAGAGCGAGGCGGCCGAGTACCGGCGCAAGCTGCGGAAGGCCGAGCACGAGCTCGAGCGCACCCGGACCGAGTCGCTATCCGACCACGAGCGCGCGGTCGCCGAGGCCGAGCAGCGCGGCCGCGCGGCCGCCGACGCCGAGCACGGGCGCAAGCTGCTCGAGGCGCAGGTGCTCGCCGCCGCCGCCGGCAAGCTGCGCGACCCGCAGGACGCGATCCGCTACCTCAACCTCGAGGAGCTCCTCGAGCTCGACGAGGGCGACCGGAAGATCGGCGACCGGATCGCCGAGCTCGTCAAGGAAAAGGACTACCTCGCCGCCGCGAACGGCGACACGGCGACGACGCGCGGCGTCCGCTCGCAGGGTGCGCGCACGACGCCCGGCGACGCGAAAGCGAGCGACACCGACGGGTCGGCGTGGCTTCGCAAGGCGGCCGGCCGACGGTAGGCTCGTCGCGGCGATAGATGTGCGTGAGCGGCCCGCGTCGAGCGGGCCGCTTGCGTTACGTCGCACGGCGGCGCTACAGTCGCGCGCGGAGGGGCCGCGTCACGTACGGGTAGTGACGGGCTCACCGAGAACGGAGGCCGGGCGCCTCACGAGAATCCCGCCACGGCGCGGGACGCCAGCAGGTCCGTTGAGTCTCTCTCGACAGGAGGTGTCCAGCCGTGGCAACTGTGTACGAGGACGTCATCCCGATCGGCGTTGCGAACACGCTGCTCGAGACGGTCGACACGACGAGCGTCGCGTTGCAGCTTGGCACGACGATCCGCATGCCCGACGGGCTCGAGCGGCTGCCCGTCATCACCGCGCTCCCGGTCGCCGGGTTCGTCAACCCGCGCTACGGGGGCCGCAAGCCGGCGACGAAGGTCGAGTGGTCGAGCGAACAGCTCGAGCCGGAAGAGATCGCGTGCGCGCTTGCGATCCCGACCGCGTTCGTCGACGACGCCGGGTTCCCCGTGTGGGAGCAGGTGCGGCCGCTCGTCTCGCAGGCGATCGCGCGCGTGCTCGACGCCGCCGTGCTGTTCGGCACGGGCGCGCCGGCCTCGTTCCCGACCGGAGGCGTCGCCGCGGCCGCGGCCGACGTCACCGGCACCGACGCGCTCGAGGCCATCTCGAACGGCATGGCCGCGATCGAGGCGCAGGGGCTCGTCCCGAACGGGATCGCGAGCTCGCCGGCGATCGGGTCGGCGCTCCGCGCCGAGTACCGGTCGATTGCCGTCCCGCCCGACTCGGCGCCCGCGAACCAGCTGTACGGGCTCCCGGTCGAGACGACCCCGGAGTGGGACAACTCGAAGGGCGACGCGCTCGTCGGCGACTGGACCAAGCTCATCATCGCCGTCCGGCAGGACATTCGCTTCGACACGAGCGACTCGGCGATCCTGCAGGACACCGCCGGCGACATCATCGCCAACGCGTTCCAAGAGGACCTGCTCGCCATGCGCTGCTACATGCGCGTCGCGGCGGTCCTCGGCTCGCCGCTCACGCCGGACGGGCCGGCGAACGCGTTCGCAATGGCCGACTGGACGCCATGAGTCCGCGAAGCATCGGTCATCGCCGGCGCGCGCTCGCCGCGCGCCGGCGGCAGGAGTCGACCGGGGCCGGCGGGTCCCGGTCGGCTTGGCCGAGCCGGATCACGGTCGCCGAGCTCGACGAGCTCGCCGTCAGCCACGGCGTCGTGTTCGGCGACGACGTCAAGACGAAGGCGGACAAGCAGGCGGCGCTCGAGGCCGCCGGCGTCACCGCGGAGGGCTAGTGTCGACGCCGCCGAGCTCGCCGACGATCGTCCCGCCCGAGGAGCTCGTCGAGCTCTTCGGGCTCGCCGAGGACGAGGCCGAACGCGTGTCGGCGCTCGTGCAGTTGTCGATCGAGGCGTATTGCTGGCCGGGCGTCATCCCGGACCCGGTTCCGCCGCCCGTGCACGCGGCCGGGCTCACGCTCGCCGCCCGGTTCAGCGGGGCGGCGCTCACGAAGGCAGGGGCGGTCCTCAGCGAGACGCTCGGCTCGTACAGCTACCGGCTCGCGTCGCCGCTCACGTTCGATCAGGTGATGGAGCTCGCCGCCACGGTCGGCGACGCGCTCGCACCGTGGGCGCCGCGGCACGTCACCGCGTACACGATCGACACGTACCCGAGCTCGTGGGGCGACTGGCCGGTCGATTGGTGGCAGCGCGACCTCGACCGGATCAACGGCGAGCTCGTCGACCAGGACGTCGAGCTCGACCCGGCCGGGGGGTTCGCGTGAGCGCGATCACCGTCGACCACCTGCTCACCGTGCCGTGCGAGCTCATCCGCCGCCTGTACGCCGCCACGCCCGGCGAGGATGGCGTGCAGCCGGTCGCCGAGGCCGTGCAGTCGGACGTCTACTGCGACGTGCAGCAAGCCGGCTCGCGCGAAGAGCAGGGCGGCGCCGTGCAGATCACGACGTACCGGGTGTTCCTGCCCGCCGGGACGCCGCTCCGCGGGTGGGACGCCGTCCGGATCACGTCGACGAGCGAGGTGCTCGAGCTCGAGGGCGACGCCCGCGAGGCGCGGTCGCCGCTCACGGGCGTCGCGTTCGTCGAGGCGATCGTCCGCCGAACCGACTACGGGCAGGCGCGGCCGTAATGCCGACCGTGTTCGTGCCCGAGCCCGACGCCGTGCAGACGCTCGAGCGGCTCGCCGTCCCGGAGCTCCGCTCGACCGCGGAGGCGCTCGCCGCGAGCATCCCCTCGTTCGTCCCGGAGGTCCACGGCGTGATGCGGCGCAGCTACAGGCCGGCGATCGACGAGCAAGAGACGTCGGTTCGCGTGCACGTCGGGTCGCCGTTCTGGCACTGGATGGAGTACGGCACCCGGTTCAACCCGGCCTACCGGCCGGTGCAGTCGGCCGCTTCCGCGCTAGGGCTCCGATACGAGGCGCAATGATCCTGCTCCCCGACGTCTCGAGGGTGCTCAGCGCGTACCTGCGAACGGTGCCCGAGGTGCTCGCGCTCGCCGGCGAGCGGGTGTTCACCGCGTTCCCGAAGCAGGTCGATCCGTCGGCGCCGTTCGTGCTCGTGCAACGCACCGGCGGTCTACCGGTGCTCACGCGGCCGCTCGTCGTCGATCAGGCCGTGATCCAACTCGACGCCTACGGCGGCGCGCAGGCGGCCGCGCACGAGCTCGTGGCGACCTGTCGTGCCGCGCTCGCGGTGCTCGAGGGTGAGCAGCCGAACGCGACCGGCAACGTGTGCGGCGTCGTGGTCGGGGCGCTGCGCTACGTGCCCGACGAGACGTGGAAGCCCCCGCGGCCTCGCTACATCTCCGACCTGCTCGTGACGGTCAAACCCGCCGGCGTGGTCCTCGCCGGCGCAGCCTAGAAAGGAAGGGTCCCCGCATGGCTGGACAGAATCCGCAGGACGTCATCGTCGCCGGCACCGGCGCCGTGTACGTCGCTCCCGACGGAACGAGCCTGCCGACCGACCTCGTCTCGCCGCCCGTCGACCCGTGGGAGGACGTCGGCTACATCAGCGAGGACGGCGTGCAGTTCACGTTCTCGAGGGATCAGGAAGAGGTCAACGCGTGGCAGGTGTCGACGCCCGTGCGCGTGCTCGTCACGAACGAGCCGATCCAGATTCAATTCGAGCTCGAGCAGTTCGACCGGCTCACCGTCGAGCTCGCATTCCGCGGCGGCGACTTTTCGGGCACGTCGGCGCCGTACACCTACACGCCGCCCGACGCCGGCGCGAGCGACGTGCGAGCGCTCTTGATCGACGCCGTCGACGGCGCCTACCACCTCCGCTACGTGTTCCCGCGCGTGCAACTCACCGACGACGTCGAGTTCTCGTTCGTCCGCTCCGACGCGATCCGGCTCCCGCTCACGTTCGCGGTGCTCGCCGCGACCGAGAAGTGGGCGATCCTCAGCGATCATCCGGGGTTCGGCGCGGCCGCGGCCGCAATGTCGGGTAACAGCGGGAGCTCGTCGAGCTCGGCAGCGGCGGCCGCGTGAGATGCCGCGCATGGAAATCGCGCTCGTCTACACGGACGGGCGCAAGGAGGTCGTCAGCGTCGGGCGGCCGGCCGACCTAATCGCGTTCGCCGACGAGTTCGAGAAGCTCGCCCCGACCGAGCCCTACGCCGTGCGCGAGCTCGCGTGGCTCGCGCACCGCGCGCTCAAGGTCGAGCAGCCGCTCGACGAGTGGGTCGAGGGGCTCGACGAGCTCACCGGCGCCGACGACGAAATCGCGGCGATGCGCGCGGAGCTCGCGCAGGCGGACCCTCCCGCCGAGCCCGAGCCCGTCGAGGCCGACGTGTCGACGGACGGCTACCAGCCGACGACTATCGGGATCGGGTCGCCCGAGTGAGCGTGGCGACCGGAGTCGACCCGGCCGCGCTCGCCGAGCTCGATGGGCCGATGTTCGACGCGGTCGAGCGGGCCGCCCGCCGAGCGTGGGCGGCCCGTTACGAGCTCGCCGCCGGCTTGATCGAGCTCGTCGCGCAGCTACGGCGAGAGTTCCTCGCCGCGCACGGCGTCAAGGCCGGGAAGCTCCCGACGCCGACGAGCGTCCCGCGGCCCGACGAGGCCGGCGACTGGCTCGCGCCGGCGCCCGCCGAGGCGCCGCCGGTCGTGAGTCCGCTCGAGTTCGCGTCGAAGTGGGGGCCGCGTGGCTGACGCGATCGGCACCGCGTTCGTCAACGTCGCGCTCGACCCGAAGCAACTCGAGGCGCAGGTCGCCGGGCTCGGCGGCAAGATGGAATCCGGGTTCGGGAAGTTCGGCGGCAAGTGGGGGCTCGCCGCGGCGACCGGGTTCGGCGCCGCGATCGCCGGCGGGATCGCCGCCGGCAAGTACCTCTACGACGTCGGCGCGCAGTTCGACGACATGGCCGACACGATCCGCGTCTCGACCGGCAAGACGGGCAAGCAACTCGACGTCCTCGTCGACACCGCGAAGAAAGTCGGCACCGACGTGCCGACCGACTTCGAGTCGGCCGGCAAGGCCGTGGCGACGCTCTCCACGCGGCTCGACGTCACCGGCAAGCCGCTCCGCACGCTCTCCGACCAGATGCTCGAGCTCTCGAGGCTCTCCGGGACCGACCTCACCTCGACGCTCAACAGCGTCACACGCATGCTCGGCGACGCCGGCCTCAAGGGCGCCGAGGCCTCGAAGGGAATCGATGAGCTCTGGCGCGCCTCGCAAGCGACGCAGGTCCCGATCACGCGGCTCGCCGACCTGCTCACGAAGTTCGGCGGCCCGATGCGGCAACTCGGATTCAGCTTCGAGGAACAAGCCGGGCTGCTCGGCAAGTTCGAGAAGGAAGGCGTCAACACCGAGCTCGTCATGGGCAGCATGCGGATCGCGCTCGGCAAGATGGCGAAGGCCGGCAAGGACCCGGTCGCGGCGCTGCACGAGACGATCGACGCGATTCGGAACACCGGGTCGCAGGCCGACGCGAACAGGAAAGCGATCGAGCTATTCGGAGCTCGCGCCGGCCCCGACATGGCCGCCGCGATCCGCGAGGGCCGGTTCTCGATCGACGACCTCGTGCAGACGATCGCCAAGGGCCACGACACGGTGCTGAAAGCCGGGCAGGACACCGCCGACTTTTCGGAGCAATGGCAACTCTTCAAGAACCAAGTCGCCGTAGCCGTGGCGCCGGCCGCCGAGGCGCTGTTCACCGCGGTCGGGCAGGGGATGGCGAAGCTAAACGAGTTCCTGCCGACGTTCATCGACGGCGTCAAGAACATCGGGCCGGCGTTCGGCGGGCTCAAGCCGATGCTCGACAACTTCGTCGCCGTCGTGCAGGACCTCATGCCCGTGTTCAAGGTGATGGCCGACGCGTTCGAGGCGAACGTTAAGCGGATCATCGCCACGGCGCAGGGGCTAGCGACCATCGTCGGCGGCATCCTCAAGGTGATCCGCGGGCTGCTCGAGGGCGATTGGTCGATGGTCTGGGACGGCGCCAAGCAGATCGTGCAGGGGTTCATCGGCGTGTTCAAGGCGCAACTCGACTACCTCGTGACGATCGTCAAGCTCGCCGGGTCGCTCATCGGCAAGGCCGCGACCGCGCTCGGCGAGGCGATCAAGGACGGGATCATGGACGGGCTCGCCGGGATCGGAAACCTCGTGATGAGCGGGCTCCGCGCCGTCGAGCGTGCGATCACCGGGCTGCTCGGCTCGGCCGGGAGCGCGGCGAAGAGCCTCGGCACGGCGATCGTGAACGGGCTCATGGGCGTGCTCCGGACGATCGGGTCGGCCGCCGCGACCGCGGTGTCGGGCGTCCGCTCGGCGATCACGGGCGTGTTCAGTTCGGCGGCAAGCTGGCTCGTCGTCGCCGGCCGCGCCGTCATCACCGGCTACGTCAACGCGATCAAGGCCGAGGTCGGCGCCGTCGTCGCCGCCGCCGGCGCGATCAAGAGCGCGGTCGTGGGCGCGTTCGCCGGCGCCGGACAGTGGCTCTTCGGGGCCGGGCAAGCGCTCGTGCAGGGGTTCGTCGGCGGCATCAAGTCGATGGCAAGCGCTGCGGCCGACGCCGCGCTCAGCGTCGTGCACGGCGCGATCGGCGCGTTCAAGGGCGCGCTCAAGATCGGGTCGCCGTCACAGGTGTTCTTCGATATGGGGACGGACACGGTGCAGGGGTTCGTCGACGGGCTCAGCGACAAGATCCCGGCCGCGGAGAAAGCCGCGTACACGATGGCGGCGCGTACCGTCGCGGCCGCCACGGGGCCGCTCAAGGCGGCGAGCGACAACCTCTCGGCGTTCCTAACGGAAGGGTTCCAAGCGACGACGGCGGCCGCGCAGACGCCGGCCGAGAAGAAGCTCGCCGTGCTGCAGGCGGCGCACGACGCGCAAGCGCGGCAGCAGGCGCTCGCCGACGCGCAGGAACAGCAGCGGCAGGCCACAACCGACGACGAGAAGCTGCGGGCCGCGCAGGCCGTCGAGGACGCGAAATACGCGATTCAGGTCGCCGCGCTCGAGAAGCAAGCCGCGACCGAGAAGAAAGCGCAAGAGGGCCGCCAGTTCGTCCGGCAGCAGCAGTTCGACTCGGCGCTCAAGCAGCTACAGGGCTACCTCGACTCGGCGCAGGTCACGGCCGAGGGCGCCCGCAAGAAAATCGCCGCGTTCATGGACCGGTTCGACGTCGACTTTACGCAGATGGGGAAGCTGCTCGGCTCCGGGTTCGAGCAGGGAATCCGCAAGGCGACCAAGGGCGCCGTCGACGCCGCGCGCGACATGGCGGACGCCGTCAAGGACGCGCTCAAGGTCGACCTCAAGATCAAGTCGCCGTCACGGTGGATGCGCGACGAGATTGGCGTGCCGGTCGTGCAGGGGATCGCCGCCGGGATCAGGCTCGCGGCGCCGACCGTCAACGCCGCCGTGCAGTCGCTGTTCCCCTCGCCGGTCACGGTGGGCGCCACCGTCGCCGCGACGCCGGCCTCGAGCGCGAGCTCGACGGGCACGCTGTACGGCAAGCAGTCGGCGTTCGCCGGGCTCGGCCGCAACCTCCGGGGCGGCGCGCTGCAGGCCGTGCAGCCGGCGCCGACCGTCGTCCGCGTCTACATCGGCGACGAGGAGCTCCGCGGGATCGTCCGCACCGAGGTCGGCTACGTCGACGACGAGACGGCGCGCATCCTGCTCGCGGGGGCGAGATGAGCGAGCCCGCGCTCGAGGCGGCCGCCGCTCCGACGATCGTCGCCGAGCTCGACACGGCCCGGCTCGGCTACAAGCTCACGGTTACCGTCGCGGCCGGGTCGACCGACGTCAGCGTGTGGCGCGTCTCGACCGCGAGCGGCAACCTCGCCTACGTGCGCGGCTACTCCGACCGGCCGCTCTCCGGGCAAACGACCGTGCTGCTCTACGACTGGGAGGTCCCGCTCGGCGTCGAGGTCGTCTACTACGCGCAGTCGACGGTCGCCGGCGTGAGCTCCGCGGTCGGGCAGGCCGGCCCGTTCACCGTCGAGGACGATCGGGACTGGCTCGTCGACCTCGCCCGCCCGACGAATTCGTTCCCGATCTACGTCGAGGCGCTGCCCGAGCTCGCGTTCGAGGGGTCGGCGGGCGTGCACCGCGTGCTCAACCGGCGCGACCCGATCCTCACCACCTCGCCGCTCTGGACGCCGTCCGGCACGCTCTCGTTCGTCACGCACACGCGCCTCGAGCGCGACCGGGCGCGCGCCGTGCTCGGCGCCGGCGTCGCGTTCCTGCTCCGCACACCGCCCGACGAGGGCGTCGGCAACATCTACCTCGGCACGACCAAGCTGTCCGAGCAGCGGCTCTCGAGGCTCGCGCTGCACGACGACCGCCGGTTCGTCGTCGAGGTCGTGCAGGTCGCCCGGCCCGATCCGAGCGTGTTCACCCCGGTACCGCCGCTCACCTACGCGGAGCGGAAGGCGCTCTATCCGCTCTACAGCGACGCCACCGCGACCGGGATGAGCTACCAATCGCTCGCCTACTCAGGCGGCGTCGACACCGGCGTCGATCCGTTCCCGGACTGGCTCCCGGACGACGTCTAGATGCTCGCCGTCTCGCAACGGTTCCTCGACGCGCTCGTCGAGTCGCACCGCGTCACCGTCGCCGCGACGATCATCCCGCCCGGCGGGTCGCCGGCGCCCGCGGCCGCGCAGGTAATCAGCGGCTCGCTCCGGATGGACCGCGACGCGCGCATCCGCCGGCAAGCATCGGTCACGGTCGGGTTCGAGCTCGAGCCGAACCTCGACTACATCCGCACGCTCCCGTTCGGCGGCTACGTCGAGCTCGGCCGCGGCATCCTCTACGCCGACGGCGCCGAGGAAACGCCGACGCTCGCAACGCTCCGCGTCGACAACGTCTCGTGGTCGCAGTCGCAGGGGCAGGCGACGCTCGAGCTCTCCGACCGGATGGCGCAGGTCCAAGACTCCTCGTTCCCGACCCCGTGGACGCCGAACGGGCTGCACCCGTCCGACGCGATCGTCGACACGGTGCAAGAGCTCTTCGGGAGCTCGATCGTGTACCACGTCTCGACGACGCCGGCGACCGAGCCGACGCTCGTCGACGCGACCTACGATCAGGACCGGGCGCAGGCGATCAGCGACCTCGCCTCGAGCGTCGGCGCGGCCGCGTGGTTCGACGCCGCCGGCGACTTCGTGCTCGCGCCGCTCCCGCCCGACCCGGCGACCGTCACGCCCGTGTGGGAGTTCGAGGTCGGCGAGGACGGCACCCTCGAGGAAGTGCAGGAGAACCTCGACCGCTCCGCGGTCAGGAACGGCGTCGCCGTCCGCGGGCAGGCCGACGCGAGCTCGCCGCCTATCTACAGCCTCGCCGTCGACGACGACTCGAGCTCGCCGACCTACTGGGGCGGACCGTTCGGCAAGGTCGCGCTCATCGTGTCGCTCACGAGCGTGCAGTCGCAGGCGCAGGCCGACGCGACCGCCGCCTCCCTGCTCAACCTGCGGCTCGGCCTCGCCCGCACCGTGACGCTCCGCGGCGTCCCGATGCCGGCGCTCGAGCCCGACGACGTCGTGCTCGCTTGCTACCCGGACGGCCGCGAGGAGCCGCTCCGGGTCAACGCCGTGCAGCTTTCGCTCGAGCCCGGCTCGTCGATGGACGTGACCGTTACCGGCCACTACCGGCCCGACATGCTCGACCGCCGCCGAGCTCGCCCGCCGGCGATCCGTCTCTACGCCGGCGACGCCGCGTGGCGCGAGCTCGCCGGCGCGACCGTGGTGAGCTCGTGAGCAGCGGCACGCCGCCGCTCCGCGCCGGGACGCCCGTCAGGACGCTCCCGAACGTTCTACGCCGCGCGATCGACGACCGGCAGGCGGTGCGGCTGCAACTCGGCAAGGTCACGGCGACCCCGGACCTCAGGCACGTCACCGTCGACGTCAGCGGCGCGACGCGCACGATCCCGAAGCTCCGCGGCTACACGCCCGTCGTCGGCGAGCCCTGCTACATCCTCACCGGCCAATACTGGACGCTCGCGCTCGGCACCGTGTCCGCGACCGCGCTCGAGCTCGACACGCTCCGAGCTCGCCTCGACGAGCTCGCCGGCGACACGCCGCTCACCGTTCAGGTCCTCCGCGACCTGCTCACGCCCGAATAGGAGGTCACGGATGGGCACGACCACGAAGCTCGGACTCCCGTACCCCGAGGGCGACGAGCCCGACGACGTCCCGCTCGACGTCAAGGAGCTCGCCGAGCGACTCGACGCGATCGCCGGCGCGGCCAGCGGGCTCGCCACGCTCGACGCGGCCGGCAAGGTGCCAGCCGCGCAGGCACCCTCGAGCGTCCCGACCGGCGCCCTGTTCGCGTGGCCGGCCGCGGCCGCACCGACCGGCTACCGGCTGTGCGACGGGTCGCCCGTGTCCCGCTCGACGTATTCCGACCTGTTCGCCGTGATCGGGACCACCTACGGCGCGGGCGACGGGTCGACCACGTTCAACCTGCCGAACCTCAAGGGGCGCGTTCCGGCCGGCCTCGACGCGGCGCAAACCGAGTTCAACACGCTCGGCAAGATCGGCGGCGAGAAAACGCACGTGCTGACCGCGGCCGAGATGCCTGTGCACAACCACTCGTGGTCGGGCAACGTGTCCGGCTCCGGGCAGGCGAACAACAACGTGCTCTACGACACGGGCGGCAGTTCGGGCGTCACGCCGCAGGCCGGCTCGCGCTCGCTGCAGTGGGGTCAGGTCGGCGTCTCGTGGTCGGGCAGCGTGTCCGGCTCGGTCGGCAACGCCGGGTCGGGCGGCGCGCACAACGTGCTTCAGCCGTACGTAACGCTCAACTACATCATTAAGACGTAGAAAGGGGCGAGCTCGAATGCAGACGATCGGTTCGCAGGACGGAATCGTCGCGTTCCACAACCGGCTACGCGACCTCGACCCGGCCGGCACGCTGCTCGTCAAGGCGGGCGGCAAGTGGCCGTCGATCGACACGCTCAAGGACCGGCCGCTCGAGGAGTGGAAGGCGATCGACAAGCATCAGCGCATGGATCAGGTCCTCAAGGACGACCACGACGCGGGAGGGACGGTCGCCGCCGAGGCGAGCCCTTTCTCCGACGCGGCCTATTCGTAAGCTGGGGCGCAGACACCTCCGAATTCGAGATAGGCGTCCGCTCGCCCGGCGCTCTCGTCCGGCAAGCGCTCGTGTCCGGCTACGGGTGGCTCCCGGTGCAGTACGGGCGCACGCTCGGCCTCGACTACAAGACGGCGTGCGACGAGCAAGGGATGATGTGGGGGCTATGGGACGCATGGCCCGAAGCGGACCACGGCGAGGTCGCGGCCAGCTTCGAGCCGGCGTTCTACATCTGCCAAGCGGAACAGGCCGGCGACACCGCTGAGGTTGCGCGCGACCGCGGGCAGAAAGCGCTCGCCGCTCTCCGCGGCTGCCACGCGGCCGACCCGTCGATCACGCTCGCGCTCGTCACCGACCTCGGCCCGTCACGGGTCGACCCGACCCTCGACCCGGCGCTGCAAGAGCTCGACGCCTCGTGCCTGCCCGAGAGCTACCTGCAGGACAACCCGGCCGCGCTGCCCGACGTCATGTGCGGCGAGGCCTACAACCGCGGCTACTCGTGGGTCGTGTGCACGCCCGGCGCGTACTACGGCTACCCGCTCGCCAACTACCGCGACCAACACGGCGTCGACGCGTGTTGCGTGTGGGTCGCCGAGACGTTGAGCGCGGCCGACTGGACGTGTTGGGGCGGCGAGGTGATCGGCCGCGTCGAGGCGCCGCCGCCGCCGCGCACGCGGGCCGAGCTCCGCGCGAAGATCCTCGGCGACGCCGCCACGCTCGCCCGCACGGCGCGCGAGCTCGCCGATCGGCCGCGATAGACTCCGACGCGGTGCCGGGATAGAGGCCTCCCCGGCGCCGTTCATTCGCGCTAAGCGATCGGAGGCCTCATGCACGAAGAGACGCAACACGACCCGGACGCCGAGCGGGCCGCGCGCGAGCAGGAGCGCGAGCAGCGCGAGCGTGAGCAGCAAGACGACGACGAGCAGAAGCAGGGACAGGACGAGCAGGGCGACGCCGACTCGGCCGTCGACGAGCCCGACGAGGAACGCGACCCGAACCTCGAGCCCGGCACGTAGAGCTCGAGCTCGCCAATGAGCGAGTGGTGGGGGAAGCCGTACAAGGGCGGCCCGATGCAGGGGCCGGACCTGCCACGCCCGCTCTACCCGCCCGATGCCGCGCCCGCCTACACGCCGTCCAAGGACGGCAAGGACGTCATCGCGTGGAAGCGCGGCATCTGGCGCGGCGGCCGCTGGCAGGGGCCGGCGTCCGGCTTCGACGACTCGTATAGCAACGGGTTCGCGCACGGCCGCAGCGGCAATGTCGGCGAGACGGGCGTCGCCGGCTTCCAACGCCAGATGCGGATTCAGCCGACCGGGTTCATCGGGAAGAGCACGGCGAACGCGATCCGCTCGGCGCTCGTCCCGGACGGGTTCGAGCACGCCGGCGAGCCGCTGCTCGACGCCTGCGCCGTGAACTTGCTCGAGGAGTACGTGCAGCAGCAGCAGCAGCCGACCGACGCCGTCGAGCGCGTGCGCGACGCCATCGCGGAGTTCTGCTCGAGCTCGATCGGCGCCGAGCCCGTGTGGCATTACGAGCAGCACCGGCCGATGCGGTACCTCGGCACGCCGCCGAAGAACACGCACAACTCCGACTGCTCGGAGCACGCGACCGAAGCCTACTTCTGGGCCCGCAAGCAAACCGGGATCGCCGTCCCGGACCCGAACGGGTCGGGATACAACGGCTACGGGTACACCGGCACGCTCATCGACAACCCGAAAGCGAGCTCGCCGTACAAGGTCGGCGACCTCGCCATCTACGGGAGCTCGACCGCGAGCACCGAGCACGTCTGCACGTGCTACCGCGCCGGCGACGCGAGCTCGTCCGCGTGGTGCTCGCACGGCAGCGAGGCCGCGCCGTACAGCGTCGCGCTCCACTACCGGTCCGACCTGCTCGTCGTCGTCCGTCCGCCGCTCACGCCGTGAGCTCGTGTCGCCCGACCAGCTTGCCGCGCTCGGCTCGTTCCTGTCCGGAGCGGCGAGCGTGATAACCGCGACCGTCTACGTGCGGCGCGTCAAGCGAAACGCGAAGCGCGACTGCGACGAGCGGATCGCCGAGTTCGAGCGAGCTCTCCGCGAAGGCGTCGAAATCGGGCGCGAGCCGTGAAGCTCGCCCGATCGTTCGCGCTGCTCGCCGCCGCGCTCGTGCTCGCCGGCGGCGCCGGGTTCCTCGCCGCGACCGCGCTCGGCACCGGCGCGCAGGCGACGCGCACGGTCACGATCAACGTCGCGCACGGACCGACCGGCCCGCAAGGGCCGCAGGGTGACCGCGGGCCCGCCGGCCCGCAAGGGCCGAAGGGCGACGAGGGGCCGAAGGGCGACACGGGGCCGAAGGGCGACACGGGGCCGAAGGGCGACACGGGGCCGAAGGGCGACACGGGGCCGCCCGGTCCGCCGGGGCCCGCCGGCGCGCTCAAGTGCCCGGACGGCTTCTCGCCCGCCGACGTCGTGATTAACCATCCGGGCGGCCAGACGACGCTCTACGCGTGCGTCAAGAACGAGTAGCCGGCAGCCTCCGGATTCAGCAGGTCGTCGATGCGGTCGTCGATCATCCGCCGGCCGGGGTGCGGCGCGAGCGGACAGCGAATCGCCTGCATGACGTCGGCGGCCGCCTCGAGGCCGAGGTGTCCGGCTGCGCACGTGAGCACGAGCACCAGGAGCACGACCGCGGCCGCGCCGCCGGCGCGACGCAAGATCCACGTCCGGACCCATGAGTCCGTCGTCAGCCGGCGCCGGCCGATCTTCGTCGACTCGAGCTCGCGGCTCCGGATCGCCCGCTCGACCGTCGATTCGCTCAGCGTCGTCTCGGCGGCTACCTGCTTGATCGACAGTACGCGCCCGAGACTGGCTGCAAGGGACATCTCGCCACCATCGGCCATGCCGCTTTCCCCTTCCCCCATGGCGCCGGGGCCGCTCGAGCTCGAACGTGGAGGGGCCGCAGGGAGAGTGTGTGCGAGCGCCGGGCGTCCGGCCGCAGGTCGCTCCGCGCTACATCCGGTCGCTCCCCATGGCGGGCAAGTAAAGCAGACCCGTACGGCGGCCGCACACATGCGTACACGTGGGCGCCCGGAGCGGGTTCGTCGCGGTCCCCGGCGCCGTCGAGTTAGCCGGACCTAACCGTCGTGCCTGTCAACACATCGGGATTCGAACCGGTAGTAGTTTTCGGAATGCTTTAACGTGCAACACAATGGCACGAATGGCGACGCGGGTCGGGCGGAAAAAGGGCAGGCCGCTCACTGAGCTCGAGCGCGAACATGGGCTACTCCTGATTGAAGTGAAGTCAGGCGCGCACACGTGGGCGCTTAAACTCGACGAGCGCCTCGAGGACTTCGTTCTTAGGTGTCGCTCACGCGACTGCTCAGTGAGAAGCTTGTCGGAGGCTTTAGGCGTTTCTCCG